GATGAGTTGAAGTTCATCATCAACGATTGTCGTGAAGCGCAGATTGCGTTTCATGGCTGGAATCCTGAAAAGGAAAACTACTACTCTGACCAAAGGATGACCTTTGCGGATGAGCTGCGCAGGAGGGATGTGTGATGGATAAGATCGTGAAAGATAAAAAGGTCGCTGTTGCGGTTAGTTTTGATTATGGTTCTGGGTGGTCAACTTGGAATCAGGTTGATCCGATGGATGCGCGGTTCAATCAGTTGTTCCTTGAAGGCAAGCATGACGAGGCTGAAAATCTTTGTATTGATTTGAAGCTCGGTTCTGCGCTCGGTGCAAAAGATGTTAAAATCGTCTGGGTCAATCAAGGCGAGAAGTTCATCATCACTGAGTATGATGGCTTTGAGCAAATCAAGTTTGAAAAAGATTTTGAATGGAGGCAAGCATGAGTAATAAAATCTTAGGCAGCATCTTTGCTTTTCTCGGTTGTGCATTGTTCGGGGTCTTGTTTGCTTTTGTTATCATTAACTGGTTGTTGGGTTGTGAGACTTGGGACGAGCAATACTGGACGTATGAAAATTCTTGCGTCACACCTGCGATGATTGTTGATTCCTTGGCCAAAGGCGACTAACATTGAAGTAGGATTCATGTTGATCTCCGTTATACTGCTCTGAATCAGAGCCTCAAAACTGGCCTCCTGAAAATGGAGGCTTTCTTTTTGCCAAAAAATCAGCGATACTATTGACACTAAATCTCACAGTTGACCACTGAAACATCGGTCGAAAGGTAATAAATATGTCTTCAGAGCCTAAGAAAAGAGGTCGTCCGAGGAAGCCTAAGGAAGAAGAGGTTATTGTAAAAAGACCTGTGAAGATGGGTCAGCCTGTCAAACCAGAGGCTTGGGACGGCAAATTCAAGTCAGTTGAGCCAATGAAACACCAGAAAAAGGCTCGGCAAAAGCCATACAAATGGAATCACCACGCAACAATCAATTGGATCATGGGCCAAGCAGATCCTGTTGGTTTTTTGAGCGATGTGATGGCTGGCAAAGAGATATTCCCTGTTTATGTTAAGGATCCTGACGGATTGGCCACAAAAGCTGGTAACATATCCGCAGACCCAGAGTTACGCGTCATGGCCGCAAAGACCCTCCTCGGTAAATGCGTGCCTGATTTAAAAGCAGTGGAAGTAAAAGCACAGATTGAAGAAAGAAAAGTGCTAGACATAAGCAAACTGACGGACAATGACCTAAATGCAATTGAACGAGTTCTTGAACACGCTGTCATTGACGGAGATTCGAGCGGAGAAGATGAGGAGATCGTTGAAGGAGTTCACACGCAACTCTTGGCCAACGATTGAACCAGGACGCGAGTTTCACGACAACTGGCACATTGACGCAATATCTGACCACCTTCAGGCTGTAGTTGAAGGCGACATAAAGCGTTTGATCATAAATATTCCCCCTCGTCACATGAAATCAATCTCGGTGGCAGTTGCATTGCCCGCATGGACGTGGACCATCCAGCCGCAGAAGCGTTTCTTGTTTGCGTCATACGCATCATCACTTTCCGTAAGGGACTCGGTAAAATGTAGGCGTCTGATTGACAGCCCATGGTATCAAACTCACTTCGGCGAATCATTCAAGTTGACAGGTGACCAGAACCAGAAGCAACGCTTTGAGAACGACAAGACTGGCCACAGGATTGCAACCTCGGTTGATGGTGCGTTGACTGGTGAAGGTGGCGACATTATCGTGATTGACGACCCACACAATGTTCGGGAGGCTGAAAGCTCCGCTGTGCGGGAGGGTGTTCTGGAATGGTGGGATCAGGCGATGCAGACTCGTCTCAATGACCCAAAGACAGGTGCCTTCGTCATAATTATGCAGCGTGTTCATGAGAATGATTTAACAGGGCACATTTTGGCCAATGAGTATGATGATTGGGATCATTTGTGTTTGCCTGCGCGTTATGAGGTTGGTCATCCTTCGCATACGCGCTCATCCCTCGGTTTCACCGACCCACGCACGCGGGAAGGTGACTTGCTTTGGCCAGATCGTATTGACGAGCAAACTCTCGGCAATCTTGAGCGTTCGCTCGGGACTTATGCTGCTGCTGGTCAGTTACAACAGCGCCCAATGCCCAAAGGTGGCGGTATTTTGAAAGCAGAGTGGTGGGTGCCTTGGGAAAGTGACGAACTGCCTGAGATTGAATATGTGCTGCAATCTTGGGACACTGCATTCTCAACAAAAGAAAAAACATCATACTCTGCTCGCACAACATGGGGAGTTTTCAAGCGTAATGGCCAAATTAACGCTATAGTTCTTGATATGTGGTATGACAGAGTTACTTATCCAGAGCTGAGACGCATCGCGCAAGAGTCTTATGAGGACTTTGATCCTGACGCAGTGTTGATTGAGAAGAAGGCTTCTGGTCAAAGTTTGATACAAGATTTGCGCATGGCGGGTGTGCCAGTTCTTGAATATTCACCAGACCGCGACAAGGAAGCAAGAGCCCATGCAAGCTCTGCTCTTTTAGAAGATGGCAGAATTTACTTTCCTTCTGACAAAAAATGGGCTAAAAATTTAATAGATATCTGCGCAGCCTTTCCTGCAGGTGACAATGACGATATAGTTGACACATGCACGCAGGCGTGGTTGCGACTACGGAAAGGTTGGTTTGTCACTCACTCCCAAGACTTTGAAGAGTATGACGACGAGCTGCCAAGAAAAAGGGTGACGATGTATGGCTAGACAACCCATCAAGATACAACCAGACGAGATTCCCTTTGCGGAAGCTGCTCCAGCAGATGATCTTCAGGTTGAGGCGTTTGGTGAAGATGAGGTTCTGATAGGCGACCCTGCACTTGACGATGTTTTTGCGGAACCTGAGATGGCGTTTGACGCTAACCTTGCAGAGTTCATTGACGAGCGAGAGCTTGACCGCAAGTCATCAATGCTTGTTAAATATTATGAAGGCGACAGGTCGGCGCGATCCGAGTGGGAAGAGCGTTACAAAAAAGGCTTGAAGACGCTTGACCCTGAAGGTGGACTTGAGGAGTCTGAAGAAGAACGCGCATCACGTGGCCTCAGCACAGTTGTTCACCCAATGATCGCCGAGGCAGCTACTCAGTTCAACGCGCGAGCCATCGCCGAGTTGTATCCCGCAGGTGGCCCAGTCAAAACAGTCATCGTCGGCGAACCCAACGAAGAAACAGAAGATCAAGCTCGTCGTGTCAAAGACTTCATGAACTACCAAATCATGGAGCAGATGCCTGAGTATTTCCCTGACCTTGATCAGATGCTGTTCCACTTACCATTGGTTGGCCAGACATTCAAAAAGGTATGGTGGGACTCAACGCTCAATCGCCAATGCTCAAAGTTCGTCAAAGCTGAAGACTTTGTTGTTGCGCCAGAAAGCACCGACATCCACACATCAATCCGCTACACCCATGTCATCCGCATGCCCAAAAACGACTACAATCGTTATGTTGAGGCGGGATGGTATCGCCCGACTGATTATTCAGGCGATGGCATTGACCCATCAGGCGACACAACCTTTGACATTGAAGGTGTGAACCCATATGCTGAAGATGCGCAAGACGAGGTCATGACCTTGTTAGAGATGCATGTTTACGAGGCGTTTGAGGGTGTTGACGGCATTGAGGACGAGGACAGCGACAACCTAGTCGCATTGCCATACGTCATTACGCTTGATTACGATTCCGAAAAGATTGTGTCAATCAGACGCAACTGGGAAGATGGTGATCCTGATCACAAGCGCAGAGATTGGTTCGTCAGTTATAAGTTCCTTCCTGGTCTTGGTTTTTATGGTTTCGGCCTATATCACATGATCGGCGGTCTGGGCAAAGCAGCCACTGGCGCATTGCGCGCATTGTTGGACTCAGCAGCCTTCGCAAACATGCAAGGTGGCTTCAAGCTGAAAGGCAGAGTCAGCGGCGGTGAGATCGAAGTCAATCCTGGAGAGTTTGTTGACCTTGACGCAACAGTTGACGATGTCAACAAAGCAGTCATGCCTCTCCCATTCAAAGAACCTTCAAGCACATTGTTCCAACTGTTGGGGCTGATCACTGGCGCTGGCCAAAGGTTCGCAAGCACTGCTGACTTGAATGTCGGCGATGTCAATCCCAATGCACCTGTCGGATCAACTGTTGCGTTGATCGAACAAGGTTCAAAATCATTCTCAGCGATTCATAAACGTCTACACTATGCACAAGGACAAGAATTTAAACTGCTGGCTAAGTTGAACGCTGAGAACCTTCCAGAGTCTTTCCAGTTCGCCGTTGCGGGAGCTTCAGAGACAGTTTATGCATTAGACTTTAATCAGCGCATTGACATCATTCCCGTCAGTGACCCGAACATCTTCAGCACTGCCCAGCGGATCGCACAAGCTCAGGCAATCCTTGAGATGGCTCGTGCAGCTCCTCAGCTCCATGATCTGTATGAAGCCTACAAGCGTATGTATGAGGCGATCCGCATACCTAACATTGACGAAGTTCTGAAGAAACCAGAAGAAGCACCACGCACTGATCCAATTGACGAGAACATGAGCGTCATGTATGGCAAGCCAATCAAGGCTTTCCCAGAGCAAGATCACGAAGCACACCTCGCAGTTCACATGCAATTCATGCAAGACCCATCGCTCGCTGGCAACCCAGCAGCCAAGGCAATGCAACCAATACTGATTGCCCACATGGCCGAACACGTTGCATTGTTGTATCGTCAGCGCATGGAAGGTGCGATCGGCATGCCATTGCCGAATCTGCCCAATGTGCGTGATCCTAAGTTCAAGTTGGACGACATCGACCCACAAATGGACATGCTTATTTCTCAGCGTGCTGCTCAGGTTGTTGCGCAAGCTCCGCAGATGGCGCCAATCCGTGCACTTCAGCAAATGGGCCAACAAGGCCAAGGTCAACAAGGCACACTTCAATACGCCAAGCAACTCGCAGAGCTCGAGGCACAAGCCTTGCAACAACGCACACAAGCAGAGATTGCAGCCGATCAAGCCAAAGCACAGTCCGACATTCAGATCGATCAAGCCAAAGCGCAGCAGCAGCTTGACATTAATCAGCAAAAATCAAACGCGGAACTTCAAGCAAAGATCGCCAAGTTGGAGGCAGACTTGCAAATTGAACGCGAAAAGAATGCTGCTAAGTTACAAATGGAGATGATGAAAGATGCCAGAAACAATCGACCAAATGATATCTAGGGCATCGGCGGAAGTCCTGCCTATGGCTCCAGTCAACCCTGCAGCATTCAGCGGTCAACAAATGCCTCAAGGCATGGGTGCGCTGCCCCCATCTCCTCAAATGACTCCTCAAGGTGGCGCACCAACTCAAGATCTCGATCCGAACTCGCAAGAGTCAATGATGAGTTACCTACAAAGCAAAATTGAAGAGATGCGTGGTCGCATGGGCGGTAATGAGCAACCCATGGGCGCATTGAGTTCATTCATGGCAGGAACTGCCCAACCTGCAGCCCCAGCTGGACCTCCTGTCCCAGCAGCACCCCCAGCTCAACCTATCGGCGGTGGTGCGATCAGCGACAGAGAAATAATGATGGCGCAAGGCATCCCACCGAATCTTCCGATGAGAGGTTAGCATGGCAGTAGCACCAACCCCACGCAGTTTATTTCAGCAAGCTCTTTTTGAGGACGACAATGAATCTGGTTACTTCACAGGTTTAGGTCGTGGAGATCCTTTTGCCTTACGTCGTTTGGGCGGTGGCGCAGCACCTATTTATGGCCGCAGATGGAGCCCAGGATCGACTTTCGGGATGTATGGTACTTTGCCGATTTACGGAACTGAAGACATTGTTCCTGTTAATCAAGTCACAACAACAGGAACTGATACAGGAACTGACACAGGAGTTGTCGGCGACATTAACGGCGATGGCGTTGTAAACTCAGACGACACAGCAGCATATTACGGCACGACGATTGTTGACGACACGATAATCGGTGACACGGACGGTGATGGGTTCGTTGATGTTTACGACGAAGATGCATTGCTTGATCTTTACAATGACGAGAATGTTGCGGACGTAATCACAGGCATCGGTGGCCCAGAAGGTCAAGACGTAATCATTGCAGCCTCCGACCCGAGCGATATGCTTTACGAGTCTGGCCAAGACCTGCAGGCTTTCAACCCTGACATTGATTACGAGGGTGGTTTCGTTTCAGATTTGACTAACCAATACGTTGGAACCATTGGCCCAGATTCTTTCAGCGACACAACCCAAGCAGTCGCAGAGGCGCAAAACTTCCCGCTAGATCAATTTGACGATGGTGTTTATTCAGCTTCGGACTTCCCTGTGGGCAGCTCACTGGGCGGCACAGACTATGTCAGCGATTACAGCACAGATGTTTTTTCGGCTGGCGACACCTTTGCGAACCCTCAAGGATCAATTGTTGACATCGGTTACGGCATAGGCGAAGTAGACCCAGCATTGGCCACAGCCGCAGGTTACACGACTTCAGTCGCTGACCCAGAACCAACAACAATTCCTGAGATGATTGGTGACGCTGTTGGTAATTATATTGAGTCTGGCGGCATGCTCGGAATGATTGCTAATGAGTTGTTCGGAGACGAGCCATACATTGGCCCAACAGGATTCGTCAACCCACACAGCAACGTAGGCGGCATTGAAACAACAAGCTCAGCATTACCTTCAAGTGACATTGGGCAGATTGTTTCTGCAGACTTGCCTCCCGTCACCCCTGATTACGATGCATCTTCAGAAGTTACGCCATTCACCTCTCCAGGAGCAGGCGTTTCTGATTTTGTTGCAGGGTTGGAGAACTATCAGCTGTATGGCGACCCACTCGGCCAAGGCACAGTGATACCACCAGACCCAACAATATCAACCACCACAGGCATGGCAGGTGTTGACGAGGCTGGCAACATTGTTGAATATGGATTGCTTGACGAAGAGGAAGACGATGGACCGTCAGTATTGGCTAATGATTACACTGATGCATTGTTGAACTTGACCGACAACATCGGTTCAGGCAATGTTACTTCGCAGGTAGAAGCCAATGCGGTTCTGAACTTAATTGATCCGCTGTTGAACAACGACTATGACGGAACGATGAGCGACGAAGAGATTGAATCATTGTTGCCGCCAGAGTTACCGACCTCTTCCGACCCAGACTTGTCAAGTATGAACTTCGGTTACACCGAGGATGATGACGACCCGACATTCGTGGGTGGTGAGTATGAGGTCGCGAGTTCCGACCCAGCTATTGCTTATGCAGATGTTCTTTACGGCGACGATGATGACGATGGTGGCAGCACCATGACTCTGACTCCAGACGACAACGAAACATTCATTGACGACGTCATCGCGAACCCAGATAACTATGTTGCGCCTTCAATCACAGTCCCTGAAACTGACACACCAGAGCTTGACTTGACGACGGGAGATGACGGAGGAACGCAACCTTCAGGTGTGACTTTCGGTTATGACGAAGGCGAAGTAGATCCAGGATTCGCTGATTACATTGACACGACACCAACTACAACCACCACGACTTCAAACAATGATGACAATGATTATGGAGTCACATACGCCCCAGACGACAATGATGATTTCATCAACGATGTAATAACGAACACAGACGATTATCTTGCCCCGATCACAACTGGTGGAGGTGGTGGAGGCGGTGGCTCCACTACAACAGGCGGCGGTGGCGGAGGATCCACTACCACTGGAGGTGGAGGCGGTGGCCGAACTGAAGCAGAAATTCAAGCAGACATCAACAAAGCATTAAAAGACAGCGGAGGCGAGTGGACTGAAGAGCTTAATGATTTGGTCGATGAGCGCGAAGATGCTCGGAACACCACATCAACTACATCCACAACTACAACAACTACCACCACCACTGGAGGCGGAGGCGGTGGTGGCGGAGGCGGAGGCGGCGGCGGAGGCGGCGGAGGCGGCAGCGACGATGGCACGCACTGTTGCACAGCAGCCCACAATCGAGGCGACATGACGATGACAGAAGTCAAAAAGCTAAGAGCATGGCACAGAAAGCAAGACATAGTCTGGCAAGAAGGCTATGACGTCTGGGGCAAAGTCATCGCAGACCACCTAGTCGCAAAATCAAAGTGGTCATCAGACCGAGTCAGAGACTTCTACAACCATAAGATTTATGGCGAACGAACTGTTGGCTCCACTTTCGCAGACTTTGTTATTTACCCAATGGCATACGTCATAGGTGCATACAAAGTTGCATCCTCTAAAATCAAAACTTTTAAGGAGAAAGCCAATGGCTGAAGTAAATATCGAAAACATGGAACAAAACGCAGAAATGTTCATGCACAAAATGGGCTTTGCTCATGATGAATCAGGCTTGGACATGACTGATGAACAGCTTGTTAATTTCTTGCTTCTTTGTCAACAGAACTACATTATGGGTGATGAAGATGAAGAAGAATATGAAGAGATGGACGACGAAGAAGGTGGCGTGAAAGTAAAAGTCATGCGCATCGGTTCTGGCGGCGACATGCGCAGCATGATGGATGAGTTGCTCGGACACGGTGGTCCAAAGATGGATTACTAATATGCCTGTAAAAAAGGTCAAAGGCGGCTACAAGTGGGGCTCAAAAGGCAAGGTTTACAAAACCAAGAAAGAAGCCGAACGCCAAGCAAGAGCTGCCTATGCCTCAGGATATAAGGAGAAGAAGCGTGGCGGCAAAAAGTAAAAAGAAAGAAGTCTGGGACAAAAAGCGTCCGAAAAAGGCAGGCAAGCCCAAGGCTCTGACAGATGCTCAAAAGAAAAAAGCCAAAGCATCGGCCAAAAAAGCTGGTCGTCCGTATCCTAACTTGGTCGACAATATGAATGCTGCCAAGAAAAAAGGGAAGAAAAAGTAATGGGCAAAGGCATGCATTATTTTAAGGACGGAACCAAGTATGCTGGCGAAGTCCACAAGCACAAAGGCGGCATCGTGATGTCGGGCAAGACAATGAACAAAAACTCAAAGCGAGTATATGAGTTCAAAGACCTGAACGCAACCGCCAAGAAGAAAGCAAGAAAGAAGGGTGATTGAATGTCTACTTTCTGGGATATTTGCGACACACTTATGGGCTTATGGGAATCAGCTCACGAGGGTCTGCGAATACCGATGCCCCAGAGAGAAATCCCTATATTACTACCGCAACCCTGTAAAGAAATACATCCTCTGGGACTACAGCTGCCCAAGAAGTGTTAAGGTGAAAGTGAGAAAGTAGATTGGTCTAATGGGTGCAACATCTAGAGTCATATCAGGATCCATCGACAACTTCGTCGATTTCATAAAAAGTGTCGCCAACAAAATAGATGGGCCAACAGATTTTGCAGAAGGCAAAGGTGCTTTAGGGAATCTTCCTTATGTGCAGCTTGGAGAACCTGTTTTCGAGGGTGGGAGGAGAGTTGTTCCTGGGTCAAGAGCTGAAGTTATTGTTCCTTCTGGTGACATGAATCCTAAACTTTTCAATTCAATTCAAAGCCAAAAAAGAGACATAGACGAAATAACGAGAGACATAGAGGGAATCCCTGCTCAAGAAAACAGATCTCCACAAATGATCAGACAAGATATATTAGCTATGCAAAATTGGATTAATGACAAAAAAGACCTCCCAGGATTTTCTGACATGCTGCACCAACAGCTTTTACAAATAGAAAGAGACAAGGCTTTATTAAGATCGAGAACAGCTCTGAGGGGTTTGGAATAATGGCAAAATACAAAGGAAGAACAGTTACTTTGAACAAACCCCGCAGAATCGGGAAAGGGGAGCCGAGCTATGGGAAAAAGAAGTCGGTGGTATATGTGAAGGATGGCGACAAGGTCAAGCGTGTGACATTCGGCGACCCGAATATGAAGATCAAAAAGAATCAGCCAGGACGCAGGAGCAACTTCCGCTCTCGTCACAACTGCGACAATCCTGGCCCAAAGACCAAAGCACGTTATTGGTCATGCAAGGCGTGGTAAGATGAGCAGAGCAGCAATTAAAAAAGTAGCAGCAGCAGAGATTCGCGCAGCCAAGAGCTTTCTTGAGAAAAGGCAGATTGACACAGACAAGGTCAGCCCACGCAAGTTCGCCATGGCTGCTAAGGAACTTGACAAAGGCTTTCAAGACACCCTCAAAGTTTTAGCCAACGAGTTGTCAGGAGGCCAAGTCTGATGGCAGATGCGTTTCGCCCTGATGGGAAGTTGAACATCCCGACCCAAGCAGCAGCAGACTACATTGCTGAGCAAGGGCAGATAATGCCGAGGGAACTCAGCCTTCAAGACAGGGCACGCGGTGCATTAGCAAAATTGATCGGCGGCGACAACTACACTAGGTCAGATTACGTATTAGCAGGCAACATCGTCGGCAACCCAGACGAAGGCATTGCTGAAGGTTTAGGAGTCGCAGACATAACTCCTTTAGGTTTGGTCTTCGGAGTTGACGACGCGATCAGAGGATTCAGGAAAGCTGAAGGTGCAACAGATTATATTGCTCCTACAGTTGGGCTCGGGTTGAGCGCAGTTGAAGCATTGCCAGCAACCAAAATTTTGACGAAGCCTTTACGCAGCTTCTTGGGCAATCTTTCCCGTAAATCAGGCGACATCACTGATCCGTCACGCAGAGAGTTCATTGCAGGAGCTGCAGCAACACCTGTCGTTGCGGGTGCATTGGCTTCTCTCCCAATGACAGAAACAATCAGGTCAGCAGTTCAAAATGTTGCCCCAAGCATTCAACCCCCAGACTTTAAAATGTTGAGCGGCATTTTCGAGGGCAGAACTTTCAGCAAGGCTCTTGACGACGAGGCTCAAGACGTAGCGTCTCAAACAGGCGGCGAAATTGAAGACATAAAAGAAGACATAATCAACAATATTTACGAAAGTGACTTTAACAATGTTGCTGACGATGTATTCATGAGTGTTGCTGACGAGAGCAAGCAGATAGACGACTTTTTGAGCAGTGATTTCCCGACAGCGAAAGTTTACGTTTCCGAAAAAGGTGGGCTCGCAGACTCCGCACCTATCATTGATGAGTTGATGGAAGATTATGGCTTGAGCAAGACAGAAGTTAAAGAATATCTGAAAAAAGAAGGTATACTTGAGTAATGGGTGGATTCAGCAAACTCGCAGCCGAAGCAACAGACAAGACAGTAACATGGTTGTCGTCATTAGCCAATAAACTCGGTCGCACGCCTGACGAGTTGCAAGCTGAGATCGGTGAGAAAACGCAAAAGCTCGCAGAACAAGCACCCGAGATGTTTGAGATGTATGAGCAGATGCCTCTTTACAGCGCATTGCAAGAAGCCTCAGAAGGCACAGCTGACCTTGCACTCATGAACCCAAAGACTTTTGAGCAGCTAGCTGCAGGCATTGACATGAGCGACCCATTGGTGCGGTATTCAGTTTTGTCAAAGCAAAACAATCTGCAAGACTTAATGCGCGACAATATCCCGCTAGACGACCTGCCATATCTCAGCTATGACTTGCCTGCTGGTGACTCGGCAGTTCAGATCCGTATGCATGACGGTCGCCACCGCAACAGAGCCTTGGACGCAGAAGGCAACCCAGTTTCGCTGGTCAGGATGATTCCTGTCGGCAGCGAGAAGTCATTGAAAAAGGTTGACCCATCGGCAACAGTTTACGATGAAGTTTCTCAAATGCAGATCCCCAGCAGGGGTGGACGTAATGTTGGCACACTCGGAGACTTGATGAAGTTTTTGAGCGTTGCTGGTATTACAACAACAGGTGCACTATCTCAGTTGCCTTCTGGTCAAAACGGAGGTAAAGTTGAATAGAGCATCATTTTCTTCACTGATGTCCAAAGGAGGCAAAACCATGAAGCATGGAATGAAAAAGAAAAAACCAATGGTCAAAAAGAAAAAGAAAACGATGAAGAAGAAAAAAGGCTATGGTAAATAAGCCTGAAAGTAATGTTGTCGAGGTGTTCGTGACAGGCGTCTCTGGCGCTGCGAAAGCGGAGTTGCATAATGACAGTAATAGATCTGCTGAAAAAGATCCAAAAAACTCTGACGGAAGAACAGAACTCGATAGCTCAGAATATGCTTCTGGGTCAGATGAGTAGCTTTGAAGCATATAAAAAGAGCGTTGGTGTTGCTGAAGGTCTCGAAAGGGCAAACGGCATCATCAGCGAAATGATGAAAAAACTAGATGACGAAGAGGATGTATAAATCATGTCTCATCCACATGCAATTGACCTCATCAAAGATGAGGAAAGCGAACAAACACTAGGTTCGCACAAGTTCCCCAAGCCAATGGGGTGGAAAGTTTTAGTTCAGCCTAATCAGGTCAAGAAAAAGACCAAAGGCGGCATATTACTTCCGTCCACCAGTCAAGAAAACGAAGAATATCTGACTGCTCATGGCCGAATCCTGGCTATGGGGGATCTAGCATATCGCGACCGCGACACTGGCAACTCTTGGAAAGGCGATTGGCCTCAAATTGGTGCACGTGTTACTTACGGTAAGTATGCAGGCCAAAAACTAACAATCAATGGTGTGAAGCTGCTTTTGCTTAACGATGACGAGATTACATCAATCTTGCCTGAGGACGCAGAGATAACTTCATACGTAGAATCATAGGCGACAAACCATGGAGGACGCCAACCATGTCTGATCAAGAAGACGTCTTGAAAGAAATACAAGACGAAATCAATGAGACCAAGCGTAAAGCTGGTCAAACTGATGAGCTCGAAATCGAAATCACAGACGAGTCTGATTCCGCAGAGGAGCAGCAAGCTGCGAAACAAGAAGATGAAGAGCCAGAATACGGCGAAAAGGTCCAAAAGCGAATCAAAAAGCTCGTAGACCAACGTCGTGAAGCAGAATTGCAAGCCAAGCAGTTTCAAGACGAAACAGCCCAACTCAAAGCTCGCCTTGAGCGATTGGAGCAAGGCAGTGCCCATGCAGCTGAAAACGCATTCAACAAGCGTTACGAGCAAACTAAAAAGGCATTGGCTAAAGCTGTTGAAAATGGCGACACAAATGCACAGGTCAGTTTTAGCGAACAACTAGCTGATATGCGTGCAGCAATGCGCATCGCAGAAATGCAAAAGCAAGCTCGCGCCCAACAAGCAGTCTCACCGACTGTTGGCCGAGCAGAGCAAGTTGCCCAAGCACCAGCACCCAAAAAAGCTATGGATTGGTGGGAGAAGAACCGCTGGTTCAACGCACAAGGCTTTGAGCGCGAAACTGCTATGGCACGGTCGATTGATGTTCAATTGGACCTTGAAGGATACGACAAGGATTCTGAAGAATATTACGATCAGTTAAATAATCGTTTACTTAAAGTGTTTCCTGAGCTAAACTCAGGTCAGATCTCTGGTAGGAAATCAAAAAGTAGATCACCAGTCGCCCCTACTACAGGCGGATCTTCCTACAAGGGTGGGCGTGTTCGCATGTCACAGGATCAACTCCGAATGGCTAGGGAACTAGGCATTACTGATGAAAAAGGATTGAAGCAGTACGCTGCAGAGATCCAAAAACAGGCAAGAGGATAGAACTATGACACAAAAACGAAATGTTCGTGCAAGCGAAGAGCGCTCAGAAGTCCGTGCACCTCGTGAAGAGGCAGCATGGAAACCACCATCGTTGTTGGACGCACCTGATCCCCGTCCTGGGATGGTCCAACGATGGATTGCTACCTCGATTCAGGGTAGGGATACTCCAGACAACGTATACAAACGTATGCGTGCAGGCTGGAACCCTCGCCCTGCTGACACTGTGAAAGATCAGAGATTCCCAACTATCAATCATGGGCAGTGGGCAGGTTCAATCGGAGTTGAAGGCATGATCCTGTGTGAGATGCCAAAAGATAAGTTCAAATCTATGAAGGCTTACTATAACCAACGTAATGATGAACAGAACGAATCAATTCCAGGAGAGCTTGATGCGATGGCAAGGACTGGGGGCATTCCGATTCAACAAGATCGGAAATCTTCGAGTAGTCGTGGCCGAGATATCTCGGTGATGGCTGATGATTAACTGCTATAAGGAGTAGCGAAAATGGCAAATGCAGATGCAGCCTTTGGGTTCGTCCCAGTTCGCCACATGAGCGGTTATGCACCTCGTGCTAACAAATACACTATTACTTCTGGTCTCGCAGAAAACATCTTCAATGGTGATGCGGTCATCCTCGCAGCGGATGGCACTCTTCAACCTGCAGGTGCTACAGAGACTAATGTTGTAGGTGTGTTCGCAGGATGTTCATACACTGCAAGTGATGGCTCATACGTCTACAGCGAATATTGGCCTTCGGGAACAACAGCTACGGATATTATCGCATTCGTTTACGATGATCCGTATATTGTTTTCAAAGTACAATCCGCTGGATCTCCTGCTCAGACCAACATCGGCAACTGTGCTGATATTGTTGCTGGTGCAGGCTCAACACTCACAGGTCAGTCTGGCTTCGAAATTTCAGGAACCATGGCAGCAGGCACCGCTCAAACGAAAATCATTGCGTTGTATGACGCACCTGAGAATGCGTTTGGCGCGAATGCGGTCATGGAAGTGCTTATCAATGAGCATCTCCTGAAAGGCACAGCTGGCATTTAAGGAGGGAATGACAAATGGCAATGAATAGAGCACAATTTGCAAAAATGCTCGAGCCAGGACTAAACACCCTCTTTGGCCTCGAGTACGACACTTATCCACCAGAGTGGGAAGCTGTTTTTGAAACTAACTCTTCACAGAAAGCATTTGAAGAAGACGTCCTATTGGAAGGCTTCGGCAATGCACCTGTTAAGGGTGAAGGTGCGGCAATCTCTTATGATGCTGCTTCACAACAGTGGACTGCTCGTTACCAGCACGAGACAATCGCTCTTGCATTCTCAATCACTGAGGAAGCAGAAGAGGATGGCCTATATGGCTCGATTGCTTCACGCTACACCAAAGCTCTTGCACGCTCGATGGCATCGACCAAAGAGATCAAGGCTGCGAATGTTCTTAACAACGCATTCTCAGGTTCTGGTGTAACTGGTGGTGACGGTAAAACATTGTGTGCAACTGACCACCCGACTCGTTCAGGCGATCAGTCAAACACATTAGCAACCGCAGCTGACCTTTCAGAGACTTCTCTGGAGCAGATGCTGATTCAAATCGCAGACATGAAGGACGATCGTGGACTTCGTATTGCTGCACAAGGCACAATGCTAGTTATCCCCACTGCATACACCTTTGTGGCAGAGCGTTTGCTTGAATCACAACTGCGCACAGGCACAGCAGACAACGACATCAACGCGATCCGTGCAGGTGGATTCCTACCGCAAGGTTATCACGTGATGCGTCGTTTGACTGACTCAGATGCATTCTACATCATGACAGATGTGCCTGATGGTCTGAAGCACTTCCAGCGTTCACCTTTGAAAAAAGGCATGGAAGGCGACTTTGAAACTGGCAATGTCCGCTATAAAGTGCGCGAGCGTTATTCGTTCGGCTTCACTGACTGGCGTGGCATCTTCGGTTCTGAAGGCGCAGCGTAAAACTTTGGGGAGGGGCAACCCTCCCCTTACAATCCTGACTGCTTCGGCAGACACTAGCCACGACAGGAGATAAAAATGGCTCGATCAACTTTTACAGGACCAGTGAAGTCCAACAATGGGTTTGAAGTCCCAGTTGTATTAACTGCAGATTTACCAACAGCAGCAGACACTACAGTCGGCACAGTTTATATCGTAAGTGACAATGGCGCTGGCGACGATGAATATTGCCTAGTCATTAACACAGGAGCTGCTTGGGTTACTGCTGTTGGTGCGGCACTATCATAATTTAGGAGGGTGACGAATGGCTGATATCGTAACAACCACTACGATAGCCGACAACCCTCGTGAGGCTGTGTTCGCTTTTCAATACCAGTATGTTGATACAGGTAACGAAAGTGCAGTCACTAAGATTGATGTGTCGTCTTTGGTTAACAATTCCAATGGCGATCCATGCACAGGCGTCAGAATACTTGAGTGTTGGTGGATCATACAAGGCATGACTGTTGAGGTGTTGGCTGATGCTGCCACCGATGTCATCATATTGCACTTGGCTGAGAACCAACAAGGCTATCACAGCTTTGAAAAGTTCGGTGGACTTCCATCGAGCTCTTCATACGGCACAACCCCGACAGGTGATGTAAAATTCACCACGACAGGTGCAGGTGCAGCAGGTGATGCTTATCAGGTAGTTCTGAGGGTGGCTAAAGAATATTAAGGAGGATCGGATGGCTCAAGTCTCTTCTATAAGTAGGGTCGGGACAACGGAGCCATTCGAGCTCCAAATTTCTCGTGGCCAGATACCTTACCACACTTCTCTTTTTAAGTATGGCTACAACCCGAACATCATCAATGTAGAAGAAACTATATGGGATGTCGGTGGGACTTATGCTTATCCTGCGTCAGCTGTCGCCATGACAGTAACGAGTGCCAGCGGAGCAACTGATTCAGGTGTGACAGGGATTGTTTTCGGGCTGGATGCAGATTACAACGAAGTCAACGAAACATTCACCCTGAACGGCTCAGGCACTTACACAACGACTCAAACCTTCTTGCGAGTTTTCAGAGCTTACATAACAGGCTCTTCAGCCCCAGCAGGAAATATAACAATAGCTAATGGCGGCACAACCTACGCTCAGATAACTGCAGGCGAGAATCAAACGCTTATGGCAGTATACACTGTTCCTGCAGGCAAAAGCCTATATGTCTACCAAGGTATAGCCACTCACGGAACAGGCACCTCTGGCGGTGTATACATGACTGTGCGCTTTTTAGTTAGGAGTCCTGGGGAAGTTTTTCGCACTGCTGTCAAGATTGATGTTTCGGAAAGTGAGATATTGTATCCTTTCGCACAACCTTTAAAGATCCCTGAGAAGTCAGATGTTGAAGTCAGAGCAATATGTAACAAAAACCAAGCGAATGCGATATCAGCTTCGTTTGACGGAATAATTGTTGAGGAGTCTTTATAATGGCTACTTCAGGAACAGTCGCATTCAGACCCGATGTTGAGGAGATAATCACCGAGGCATATGAGCGTTGCGGCATTGATAACCAAACTCGCACAGGCTACCAAGCTGAGACAGCTCGCAGAAGCCTGAACTTATTGTTCAGCGAGTTCGCCAACAGAGGCATAAACTATTGGGCTGTTCAGAATAATACTTTGGCGCTGACGCAGGGCACGACGACTTATACTTTACCAGTCGGCACGATTGACTTGATGAGCGTTGTTGTTAGGGAAACTGTCGGCGGCACAACTTCTGACACAGTTGTTGAGCGAGTTAGCATTGACGAATACAACCAACTCCCAAACAAATCCAGCAGCGGCAAGCCTAGCCAATATATGCTAGACAAGCAATACACACCAGTTTTGTATATGTGGCAAGTTCCAGACAGCAACAGCTATAGTCTTGTTTATTGGTCAATCAACCAACTCGAAGATGTAACAGCTTCTAATCAAGACGCAGATATACCTTACAGATGGAGCGATTGCATTTGTGCTGGGCTGGCTGCAAAGCTGGCAATGAAGGTCGCACCAGAAAGATTAACAATGCTAAACGAGATGTATGAGAGAGCGTTTGAATACGCTGCGAGCACTGACAACGATGGCGTAACACTACGAATCAGACCAACAGGGATGAATCTTAACTGATGGCAAGAGTGAGAAGGGCAACAGGTAAAAAGTCATTAGCGATCGGGGATCGCTCTGGCTTACGTGTGCCTTATACCTCACTCAAGACGACTTGGGACGGACTGAGGGTTGAGCCAGAAGATTGGGAGCCGAAGCACCCGCAACTTGATCCACCGCGTAATGTTGTTGACGCGGTTGCGCTGTTTCAGCCTCGCCCAGACAATGACCCAGAGAATGTTGATTTTTACGTAGGTTATAATTACGATCCATTCCTTGATCCTCGGCAAAG